TCAGCCTCCGCATGTTCTAAGGCAGCGTCTTTCCAGGTCATGTGAAGTAGGTGCCGATGCCTGGGTAGCCGCCGAATGGAAGTTCAGCGGACTGGCCAAATCTTGCCTTGCAACTATCAACACGCTTACCGCAGATGTCCTCGCTTGCGTTGCCTACTGCAACATCGTTGACGTTGAAGAAGTTGGTCCCGGTGTAGCTGCATTCATTTGAACGATACACCCATTGACAGCGCGTAATGCATTGCCGTTTCGGGCAACGGATACCCGCGAGATCAAACGCACTGGCAAGCTCATACTCCACTACGTCACGGTTTTCTGCTGACTTGCGATCTACGAAATAGATTTCTCTTGGAAATTCCGCGAGGGGGTCGGGATTACCAAACGGGTTGCCAACCTCCTGATAAATAAATGTACTATCTTCATACATCAATGCAAAGCTGTCTTCAGTTAGCAGGTAGTCAACACCAGCGGGGAAGTTATCGCTATCAATGAATCGCGCTAGCGTCCTGATGCGCGTAAACTTGGCACCTTCCAAACCTTCTGGCAACGTCAGGATCAACGCTGTGATGGTGCCCATAATGTTGCTGATCCGCATCCTGGGGCGCGGCAGTGTACCCTGACCGCTGTATTCAAACCCCTCCACTTCAATTGGTAGTGCCATGTATGGCTGGCCAGCCCAAATCAAATCACCGTTATTGTTAAGGCTTGTGCCCGCATGAAAGTAGTACGTTTCAGCAACGCCATGCTGCGGCACATTAAGCTCAAGCTGGAATAGCTCAATCAGTGCGCCAGGGGCAATACCCTGCAACGCACTGACTAGATCATCTTCACCGACTGCATAACCAGCAATCCAATAGCCAGTTACAGCGTAGTTCATTGATTATGCAGTGACAGCTTTGATGACAGCAAAGCCGATCACGATAGCTTCAGACAATGAACCAGCCGTTACGTTGCGCACATTGATGGAAGCTGATCCGGCTGCTGCTTGAGCGTTCAGCAAGTACGCGCCAGCCGTGCCACCGCTGACGTGGTTCAACACCAGCAGGTCAGTTGCAGCGATCGTGCTGTTGGTCAGCGTGAATGTCACCGTAGTAGCCGCCGCCAGTGATGCAGCGTTCATTGTGATCTGGCCGCACTTCTTGTTAAGCGTGACGGCAGTTGCCTTGCTGGTTGCCTGCGTTACCGTACCGCCTTCACCAGTGATGTAACCAGCCTTATCCGTGTTGAGGTTGGTGAAGTTAGCATCCACCTCAACGTGCGTGAGCAGGCTGCCTTTACCGGATCGGGTGACGATGGTGCTCATGGGATTAAGGTTTGGATGTTGCTTGGATTGTAGCGCGACCTAGGCTTTGGATAATCATGGCTCGAACACCTCTTCAAATGTAGCGGTAATGTTATTGAAATTACAACTTACCTGGCTGGTGTTCCATCGTTCGCAAATCCATTTGCCGGCGTAACTATTGGGGTCTGTCCAGTCAAAGGATTCAGCAGCACCTTGCGTACGCAAGAATGTCAAGATGTTGTTGCGTTCAGTATCAGTACGATTCAAGAACTGCAAAGACCATTTCTTTGGTTGTGTGTTCAGACCATAAGAAAGGCGTTGCTCGTATCCATCGCCAAACTTAACACGTCTGATAATTGGCTGCTCTTCTAGGTCAGCCGTGAAACTAGGAGTGAAAGTAAAGGTTGCCATTAGCGTCGGGTACCAGCCAAGATGCCACCTGGTCGTTGTTGCTTCACCAATTCTGCCTGCACCGCAGCCGAAACGGCAACCCCTAACTGCTTCGCCTGCGCTTGGTCACCCTGCACGCTGGCATTACCGGAGGCATCTACGTTGACCGTTACGTTGGTGCTGCCGCCACCGCCGCCCTGCATCGCCACCGGGATGCGCCGGCCATCAGGTAGCGGCACGAAGGCCTCAGGCCTGGATCCTTCTCCGTAGAGCGCCAGCTGCGGGGAGTTGGCGATGCCGCCTGATGCGTACTTCTTGAGAGGCATCGGACCGTCGCCGGTCATGATGCCGCCGTTGGCAAACTTAAAGCCCGGGAAGAGACTGCTGATGGCTTCCGTGATCGGCTTGATAATTGCAGCGCGGATTACAATGCGCGACAAGTCTTCAATAATGCTAGTGGCCAGATCATTGAAGCTTGCCTTGCCAGTAGTGACAAATGCAGTCAGTTGATCCTCAAGACCCTTAAGGCTGCCAACCACAGCATCGCCGATTGCGCCGCCAATGTCTTTAATGCTGTTGTAATACTCTTGCAAGCGATCCTTAATGCCCGCACCTATTGATTCGTTATCAGTCTTTTGCTTTGCGGTAGCAGCATCCAATGCTCCAGCACGCTCGCGCAGAAGGCGTACATGCTCAGCCAGTGCCGGGTTAGTTGCAGCAAGGATGTCTAGCTGCAGTAGGTTTACCTGTGCGTTCAGCTTCTCTAGCTCGGTTAGTTCAGTCTTGCCGCGACTAACTTCTGTAATCTTAGCGTTGTATTCATCCACGCTCGGCAAAAGATCCTTCAATCCCTGCAAATACTTTTGATCTGTTAGCTCAGTATTTGCTCGTTCAAGCTGCTCAATAAAGCCGTTCAATATCTTAGGATCAAATTTGGCGCCTAATGTTGCTGCCTCATCGCTAATACTTTTGATGTTTTTCTTGAAATCATCTACGATTCGCTTGTTTTCAGTCAGTGCCGTATCGCGCTCAAAGTACAGCTTTTGCGTAGGCGATGCGCCAACAACCTCAAAAGCGTCTCGGGTATCTTCAACGCTTCTGCGCAGTTGCTCTTCCAGGTTGAGTGACTTCTCCGTCAAGGCGGCGCGCTTCTCTAGAATGCGCTCTTGCTCAGAAGCTGCACGCTTGCCATCAGCTGCTGCCTTCCTAGCTGCTGCTGCCCCTGTTGCATCGCCTGCGCTGGTGTCCACTGCTAATAAGCGTCCGCCGGTGCGCCGGCCTGTGCCGGGTGATGGTGCATCAGTGAATATCTTTTGCAACTGCGCAAAGTCTTGCTTTGCTTGTTCAATGCCCGAGTTAAATCCTTTACTTAATGCTTGCCCTGCTCCAGAAAAATCACCTTGCAATGCTTTGCCAATTGCATCAAAACTGTAGACGCTGGCTTTAATCAGTACATCAACAAGCTTAATGGTGGCAAAGACTACAGCGGCAATAGATTGAATACCAACTTTTATAACTGCAAACAGCGCCGTCCAATCTTGCTTAGTATCAAACAGATCGGCAAACACCTCAAGGATCGACTGCAACGCCGGCAGCAGCGCGTCAGTCAGCTCCAGCCCGAACCCCTGCGTCTTGATGCCAAGCTCGGTGATCGTGTCATTGAACTTATCCGATCGCGCCGCAAAATCCTCGCCCACCTTGTAGGTGAACTTCTCCATGCTGGCCGCGCCTTCATTCAGCAGCGGGATCAGGTCAGCACCGGCCTTGCCAAACAATGCCACTGCTGCGGCCGCCTTCTGCGCACCGTCCGGCATATCAGCAAACCGATCAGCGATCTGCTTCAGCGCCTTGTCAGCTGGCACCACCTGACCATTGGCGTCCTTGACATCGACGCCCAGTGCCTTGAACTTCCGCGCTAGATCTTCGTTGCCCTCCGCCGCCTTCACCAGATTTACGTTGAGCTTGGTCAGCCCTTTGCCCAGGGTGCCCACATCCACGTCCGCCAGTTTGGCTGCGTTGCCGATGCCGATCAGTGCAGAGGCAGCAACACCAGTCTTGGCCTGCAGGTTAAACAGCTCATCGCCTGCGTCGATTGATTTCTTGATGACAGCACCTAGGCCAGCCACAATGGCGCTGCCGGCGATTGCTGCACCGAAGCCAGCCACCGCACCCTTGAGGTTGTTGAAGCCCAGCGCAGCGTTCTTGGCCTGGCCTTGGAGGCCCTGCAGCGAGTTGCCCAGCCGACGGATAGCCTCCTCGCCAAAAACGTTCGCCTTGATGCGGAGCAGCGCGTCGAGGTTCATCGCCATGTCAGCTGCTCCGCGAGTTGATCGTGCCCATCGCCGCTGCCTCCATCACCTGCAGGTCCTCCAGGAGCGCACGTTGGTCCTCCACTTCGTACATCATAAACAGCCATGCCACAGCCGCATAGTCCAGCCCGAGCACTCCGCTCATCGTGGTGCGCCACTGCGTCTGGCACCGCAGGAACATGACCATCGCTGGCCAGTTTTCCTCCCACACTTCAAAGTCATCGTTGCACTCTTGCTCTGGCAGCACCAGGCCAAGCACTGCTGCATCAGCTTGCGTCTCATCCTTGACGCCGCCGCCGGCCCAATGCTCGGCGGCCTCTGTCAGTTTTTTCTCTTGGCTCCCTTGATGCTGTCCATGTAAGCCTTGAGCACCGCTACCGCAAGGAAGGGCACCTCCAGCAGCTGATGCAGTGCCTTCTGGCTGAAGGGGATCTCCTTGCCATCATCACCGGTCACACCTGACCAGCCGACCAGCAGATCGGCGGCCATCTCAGTGATCCGCTCAAGGTCGCCAAGGTCCTCGAGCTTTTGCAGCTCAGCCACCATCGGCCCGATCTTGCTCTGTGGATGGCGCTTGAATTCACCGTCCAATGTTTGCCGTTCATGGCGACCACCATCGACGGGGATGTCAAAGGTGATCGGCCATACGTAGGTGTCGGACTGCTTAAGAACAAACGCCATACAGGGTGCTGAGTGGTTTAGGTAAAGGCTAGGCTGACCTCGTTGTTGCCAGCGCTGGTCGGCACTGCAATATAGGGGATGTTGAGCATCTGGATGCCGTCCTGGTCGGCGTAGGTGGGGCCGCCTAGGTCCGCTTGAGCTGCTGTAAAGGTCAAAATGTTGCCAGCGGTCTGACCATGCTGGAACGTTAAGTTGCCAGTGGCAGTAGCGATCGCAGCTGCGAAGTAATCCTTAGAAGCAAGCAAAGGTGCCTCGATCATTACCGTGCCATTGGGGGCGCGGTTAGTCAACAGGATTTCTTTGGAGCAACCGACCAGCTCGCGGTAGACAATTTCATTGGCAATATCAAAGCTGAACGACTGCAGGCAACCGGCATAGCTAAACAACTGGAAGGCACTTGTGTTGGTTTCTTTGAAGATGACAGGAGTGGCTTGGTTGCTGTAGGTCGGTGTTAGCTGCGCTGTGTCAGTAGGCGCGTTGTAGATGCCGGTGAAGGTAAAGGAGATAGTTGGAATCTGACTAACTTCGCCAGAAAGCGTGAACGTGCCGCGAGCGCCGGTGATCTTGTGGAGAATGCCATCGACGTTCATGTACATCGTCACACTTGAGAACGATGAGCTCACAGGCGCATACGTCACCGAGGTGCTGACCACAACAGTCTCAGACAATCCGCAGGACTTCAGCAGCGGGCCATAGGCCGGAGCCGTGCCAGCGGTGCCGGAGCCGGCCATCTCAACCTCGAAGGTCATGCTCACCCGCGTCTGAGCAAGCAATTGATCTGATGCACCGAGATAGGGGCGCACTAGATCGCGGCTGACTGTTTCCGCTTCCAGTGGTGTGATTTCAAGATTGCGCACCAAGATCGCATTGGCGCCAGTGGGCGTCGGATCGGTGCCGTAGGTGGATTCAATCTTCGCGACGATCAGGCGTTTGCGAGTCAGGAGTGGCATCGGTCAGGACCTCAGTTCTGGTTGCAGGGGATGGCTCGGTGCGAGAACCCTCGAGGAGCCTGCGCTTGCCGGTTTTAGGATCGACCAGGTAGGTGCCACCCTGGCCGTGGTATTCGTCTTCCATCGTAGCGGCTCCTTACGTTGTCAAGTTTGCCACACTGGTGCGGTAGCGCACCAGATAATCCATTGTGATCACACCAGCTGGCTGGTCTGCTTCCTGCAGGTCAAAGCTCACGTTGATCGGCTGCACGTCGATGGCATAGCCGCCGAGGGTGAGGTCGGCCATAATCTTCGCGTGCGCGCTTTCGATGATCGGATCCGCCACCTGGTCTGGGATGGCACCACGCACGATGATCGCCACCCGCACGGTCAGGCTCCAGTCCAAGGTTGGCAGCGAGGTGTTCTGATCCGCTGAATCGCTGACCGGCTCAACCACAATTGCGGGGCTCTCGCCGCGGCTGATCGGTTCCACCCGGCTCCGGTAGATCCGCGTGCTAACACCCGTGGTGCCTGTCAGCGCGGTGCGGACAGCAGCAAGGATGGTCTCGCGCTTTGTCGTCATGTCTTCTGCAATGCGATCTGAACAAATCGACCATCATCCAGCAGCAGCGCCTCGCGCACCGTGTAGGCCACACCATCAACCGTGATCGCATCGTTGCGGATCAGGCTGCCGAAGTCAGCCGCCTTCGCGGTCAGTGTGTAGTCAGTGGTCAGCACCATGCCATCACTGATCACCTGGCCAGGCATGTCAAGGATGCCCAAAGCAGTAACGGCGCCAGCTGTGCAGCTGACGCCGAAGTCTGCAAGGAAGATCGCGGGGTCTTCCGTGAACGCCATCAGCTGTACTTCTTGGAGCCCAGGCCGACGATTGCCACAGCGCCGGCACCAGTGCCGCCTGCAACCGTTACCACTGCCTTGATGAACCGCTTGGTGTCGTCAGCGTTGACCGAGATCTTCTGAACGGATGCGGTGTTGGCGGTGGTGATTGTGAACGCGCCGCCGGTCACATCGGTGTAGGTCCCACCTGAAGTGTCAGAAGCGGTCAGCTTGCCGAGGTAGGTAACGCCAGCGCTACCTGCTTCGGCGCAAAGGATTACGGCGATGTCGCCTTCATAATCCACTAGGTCGATGGCGGTGCTGGCGGTGACAGTAGCTGTCACCACATCATTGGGCAGAAAGTTCAGGACCTCAGTTTTGGTCCCAAGGTTTTGAATGGTCATGGCTTAGTCCTCCGTCTAGGGGGTTGTGGTTTTGGTGCAGGCTCAGGCTGGAATGCCTCAACCGTTTCGACTGCCGCCTTGACAGTCTGGATTGCTTTGCCGATGCCGATCAACAGCCTGGCGTCAGACGGGGAGGCATCGAGCACCTCCCCAATCCGAACTACCTGGCCCGCCAGCATGGTTTGCCGCAGGACCTCGATCAACATGATCAGAGGGTGTTGTTGCCGCGAACAAAGGACTCAGGATGGCGAACAGCGATGTCCACGTCCTGCATTGCCACAACGCGCACTGTGCCCGATGTGCTGTGGGTGTAGGGGTCAACCATCAGATCCAGGCCGGAGAAGTAGCCGATGATCAGGTCGGCGAAGTTGCCAAACCACAGATCACCAGATGCCACCTGGTTGGACAGCACGCCGGTGTAGCCGTTGACTTCAGTGCCCTCCATGAGGAAGATGCCGGAACCGGCGTCCTTCTTCGTGGTCTTCAGGTTGCCGCGCATGGCAGCGTTCATCAGATAGACAGGGCTGCCCATCAGTGCGTTGGCGGTTGCCAAGTCGCTCTCCATCGCCACTACCTCAGCGAAGGTAGGAGCATCAGCAGAGAAGTCCTTGGTGCCGACGCCGGTGGTCAGCTTGAGGCCCAGGGGCTCACTGTTGCTGCCGGTGCCATGCAGACCAGACAGGTCGATCTTGAGAGCAAGAACGGTGGCCAGGTCGGTGCGGATCATGTTCTCCACGTCGATGCTCGACTGGAGCATCAGGCGGCGGCTGTAGTCAGTGAAAGCAGCAACCGTCTTGGGGGTCAAGCTCACCTGATCAATCGTCTGCTGGCTCTCGCTAGGAGCACCAGATTCAGCCACCCAGTAGGCGGTGCCAGCGCCAGATTGGCGGGGGATAGCCACGTTGCCGGTCAGGCCGGTCAGCACGGTGGCGCCAGCTTGATCCAGTGCCGACGCATTGCGCAGCAGGTCGATAAAGCTGCCAGCATCCAGATCGGTAGCAACTGTGTTGCCACCGGCGCTGGCGGTGCCGACGTTCAGGTCACGGCGCAGCACATCCTGAGGGATGGTGATGCCACGGCTTTGACGGCCGAGCTTGACAGCTGCAGCATCAGATGCCTCGATTTCGAAGGCAGCGGCCTCGCGAGCAGCGCGATCGGTAGGGTTGGCGAGATAGTTGATGGCACGCAAGAAGGAGAACCGGCGGCTCTCCTGTGCGCTAAGGCCGATTTCCGCGGCGCTCATGTTGACGGTCTCCTGGGGTACGTTGAGTTTATCGAGCACAGCAGCCCGGGCCTCGTCGATTGAACGACCAGACTCCACAAGCTGTTGACCGAGATCGGTCATGCGGTGCTTGGTGCAGAGTGCATTAATGCTTGAGATGCGGGTGCGCTCAGCCTCAACGGCTTCGGCCCGCACCACAGCCAGATCGGGGGCGGTGTTTTCCATTGGTGGAAGTGGATCAGGGGATGGTGCTGCCGAAGCAGCGTCTGGTGTGGGCACCAGCGATCGGCCAATGCCCACGGTGTTGTCAGCAGGTATTGAGACCACTGAGATCTCATAAGGTGACCAGGCAGTAGCAACATAGTCGCCGCTGCCTCGCTCTTCCATCTTGTCAATGGAGTAGCCGAAGGAGACGTTTCGGAGAACGCCATCCTTCACATCGCCCAAGATTTCCTGGGCGAAAGCATTGCGGCTGAAGCGTACCCGGGCATAGCCGCGGCGCTTGTTGCCGTCGATGTAGGCACGTTCAACCACCCCGATCACACGCTCTGGATTGTGGTTGAACAGCAGGGGCGCACCATCATTCAGCCGGGAAAGATCAGCTGCCTTGGCTTCATGGCTGAGGATCTCGTTGCCGAAGTACCGGGCAACGGGAAACTCAGAGCTAAACGGGAAGTCATAGGTGCGCTCCTCCACCTCGTCGAAGGTGGTCAGCTCGCTGCGCTTGTAGAGACATTCCAGCGCCGGCGTCAGCCATCGAGCTGTATCGCTATCGCTCAATTCATTAGGTTCAGTTTGGTTGTCAGCCATCGCGCGATCTTCTTGCAATGCCTTGATTCTATCGGCTTTAGCGTCAGACCATACCTGGCCAGCATCGCCGCCCCATGCCGCCCATGCCACACGGCCTGGTGATGGATAGCCGTCCTCATCAGGGCTGAACCCTTCGCCCTGCTTATCCACCTCATGCCGCGCAAACCATGCCGCCATCGCGATCACGGTGGCAGGGCTTAGCTCATCACCCGACAGGATCTGGCTGGCCCTGCCTGCTGCTACATCGGTGCCGCCTGGCTTGCCGTCAGCCTTCCACCCGCGGTAGCGCTCCGCCTCCGTGCGCATCCCATCGGT